ACGCCGCAACCATCATAGGCGTTAGTGTGCCCCCTACCAGGGTAGTTCCAGGCGATTATTTCACATTCGAGATGGGACTAACCAGCGTAGGAACCAATGCTGGTTCAGATCATTTCAGAACCATATTCTCTGCTAAGAAGGAAAACTAATGCCGGGACGACTAAAGCTCTTTGACGGAACTCAATTCGTTGAGATTACCACTACTTCTCAGAAGCAGACTAAAAGTTTCACCACGATTACTGTGGCTGGTACTGGGGGTTCCGGGCAATTCAACGAAGCTAGCTTCAATAACCGCTCTTGGGTTAGGAAACTCACGGTTACTCCCACCGTCGGATCGGTAAACAGCTACGTCATTGAGTTCTTCCATGACGGCACCTTTACCGCGGACAAGTTGGAGTACAAGGCCACGGCCAGCGGCACCTTCATTGACAACGCGGGTTGGTTCCATGAGGACGAAGAGAGTTCCGATGAACTGCATTTGAGGATCACCAACAATTCGTTGGCAAGTAGTACTTTCACAGTTGCGCTGGTGGCGGAGGTTTTCGCCTAATGAGTTTCATCTATCAAAACCTTACAGTTTCTGGCTCCAGGGCTGATACAGAAGGGGCTTCCAAGTTCATTACGGTGGCGCGCACTTTTCTAGAAGCGGCCGGCTGGCAGATGATTGACGACCGCACTGCCCAGGCCGGTAGCGCTACGCCTTCCCTAACTCATAAACTGGTCTTTTCATCCCTAGGTGAGACAGGAAACCTTCCCACCTACTACATGACTATCTTTTCGGGAACCGGTGCAGCTGTAGCCAGCAGCCTGGTTTCTTTCATGATGAGTACTGCCTACGACACGGTTGCCCACGATGTTCCTTCTAGCGGGGTATCTACTAACGTCAGCAATGCCCAGGATGTTCAGACTGTTCTAAATACCCCCTCGGAGGCTAACTTTGAAGTTTGGATGTCCGGGGATTCCCAAGGGGTAGTTTTTGTTACTCGTCAAGCCTCCACCTATGACACCATCTGTGTAGGCAGAGCGAATTCTTTTTCTTCCGTAGCGCAAAATTCTTTCCCATTGTATATCAATGGGGCCAGTGGTAACGTTATTACAGTTACTAATACCTCGACCGTGCGGACTATAGGTGGGAATCCCCCTCAGTCTTTCAACGCGACGTCCGAGGCCTCGATCGGATTTACCAGCCTGGCCAGTACTAATCAGCCATACGACTTGGATGCGGCCACTTCTATTTTCCTAGCTGTCCCTCTTGCCTTACGCTACAGTGATGCCAATCCTGTCCGTAAGGGGGTGGCGGGCACATTGCGTAATGTATGGGCCACTGTTGGGACTGCCGCCGGGGCTTTTGCGGAAGGACGGCTTACTGCCTCGGGTACCTTTGGGGTTCAAACTTACCGAGTTTTCCCTAATGCTGCGGATGCTTTACTAATCAGAGAAACATAAGGAGATATTGCTATGTCATTTGCTTACAGACAAGTTACTATTTCTGGTCATCGAATCGGAACCGAAGGAACCTCCAAGGCCCTCAATGAGATCGTTGACGTAATGGTCAACCAGATGGGCTGGGTATTGAATGATGATCGCCGGGCCCAGGCTGGAAATGCCAGCATCATTACCACTCATAAGGTAGCCTTGCGTTCTAATTTGGGAGAATCCGGAGATCAGCCGCAGTGGCATGTGGTCCTTACCTCGGGAGTTGCCGCGGCTGTTCAGGATAACAGCATTGGGTGCCAGATTTCTACGGCTTACGATACGGCCGCCCACGATGTTCCGGGTACGGGAATTGAGACCCCCGCCGATCACACTAACCAAGCCTTGAACACTGATTCGGATGCCCAGTTCATCTTATGGATCTCTGGAAACAAGGATGGAGTTGTCCTAGTAACTCAAGAACAGGGCCAATTCAACTGGATGAGTTTCGGTAGAAGCCAGCATTTCCTGGCTAACAACCTAGAACCTTATGGTTTGTATCTGGTTTCGGGCAACGCGACCGCTAACCCTAACGTTACTCAGGTTCCATCTATTGCCGGACAGCCCCCTCAGCAGTTTCTCGCCACGGAGGCGGGCTTTATAGACTATCCCCTGGCTACTACTAACCAGCCCCAGTATAGTTTGGGAGAGACAGAGGCCATTTTTACTGCCTTTCCTCTTATCCATGTAGTAAACGATAGCGCCCCCGTTCGTAAGGGAGCGATTGGCATCTGCAATAATTTCTGGTCAGCAGTGAGCGACAATGCAGGCATCATTAGTCCCACTGAATTCGTGGTTTCTGGTACCGGCGAAAGATATATGGCATTCGGATCTACCACCGCCACCCTGCTTATTCGAAAGAGCTAATCTATGGCCCTAAACACTTCCCCGCCACTTACAAGCGGTGTAGTTGTACTATCGGGAAGTGATTTTTTCAGCCCGCTGTCTAGTGATTTTCCTGTCCTAATGCAGTTAGAGCAGGTGGATCCGATTTTCAACAGCCCGGCCTCTGGTTCTGTACTCATCTTGGGTAATGCCCCTCACGTGAATTCTACTGGAATTTTCAACAATACGTTAATGGGGCTAATGCTTACCGATCCCACTGCCGCGGGCACATCCAGGACCACGGCCGAGCGCCCGCTTCGTCTTACTAATCCTATCACCATTACCAGCGGAATCTCCAGTACCGCGGTTAAAGGTTTGATGCACACTGATGTGCGTGTAACCGAGGGGAATAACCTGCTCATTGCCCAAGTAATGCGGGTGCCCCAAGATACCGGAATTCGCCGCACCGATGTAACCACAAGCGGGGTGGTGATTTTGGACATCTTCCCGGACGCCGGCTCCGCCGCAGAGGTTTTCGTTCCGCCAGTAGTAATCAATGCGCGTGTCTTCCCGCTATTCCAGGGGCCATTCCCCGCTCATGATAGGAGGATCTTCCCAGTCCTACCGCAATTCTCTACGCTGACTCCAGGAGACTAACCTAGATGACGTATAATCGGTTTCTTTACAACACCGCGCTATGGAATGCCGGGCGTGAAGAAGCCGCAGGTATCGCTAGGTCTATCATCCAGGCCCACACAGGCCCCCACATTCAAGCTGTTGTTGGTAATGATGGGGGCACCAGTTTCATTTCAGACTTCGTCATTACCGAAGGCACGGTCGTCAAGCCTCCCACCCAGTTCAATTTCCCGGACTTGAGTGCGTGGATTCGTGCCTACCAAGTTGGCCCATCGTCCGAAGGCACCGCTGGCGGCTATGCCAAGGATGACCTTGCTTCTCTGATTAGAGCCCAGCAGTTCAAAGATCTGCCGGCCTGCATCTTCTTGGTGAACAATCTTCCCAACTTGCCGGCCCGCATCTTCGGTCTGTTGCAAGCCAACCTCATCGCCACCATCTTGGGTGAGCTGGGCATGCACGACTTGCCTGCTATCATTCAGGCGACGGTCGCGAATTTGCCAGCCAGGATGCTGGGTATCAATGCGCCCAATCTTCCTGGTTTCATCTTTGTCAATCCTCCGGGAAACCTTGGGGCTCGTATTTGGTCACCGTTGGATTTGCGCGCTACTTTGTCCCCAGTGCAGTTCCAGGATCTACCAGCCAGCATTCGCGGTTTCCAGTTTTCCGACTTGCCTGCCAGAATGTTGGGTATTGCCGCCCCCAACTTCATTGCATTCATTCGTGGTGTGGCCGCGGACATCAAAGACATGCCTGCCCGCATGTTGCCGTTGGTCTTTGACCCAGGACTACCTGCCACCATCAACCCAGTCTTTACGGGAGATACCGGCTTCGGGGTGGGCCTAACAGCCCAGGTTGCCGGTCACGGTGGCTTCCAAAGTCTCCAAGGTATTGTCAAGTCGATAACCAGCACTACAAGCAGTCTGAGTGCTGCTATTATTGCGGGAGGAGTAGTAGATCTTCCTGCCATCATTGAACTTCTGGGTGCTGGCAATCTAATCGCTACCATCGGAACCATTCCTCTAAACGAGAGAGATAGGTTCCTCAACGCCTTCCTACACGCACTTATCCCGGCGGATCTGGGCGCAACGATGACCATCAGTGAGAACGTGGCGTTCTTGGCTGCTACGATTTCGTCTCTACGACAAATAGATGATTTGTCAGCATTCATTAGGGTGGCCGAAACTTTCGTTACTGCCATTCTCACTATTAGCACCTTGGCCTCTCGCGATCTACGTGCAACCATTGGTAATCCTAACTGCGAAGGTGGTTCGGCCAGCGTTCTACTCAGCGCAATTGCCACCGCCCAGCACAAGGGTGACATTAGCGCGTTCATTCAGTCTTTCGCCGAAAAGAATCTGATTGCCACTATCAATACGACCGATACCTTCTTTGCCTACGATACCATTTCCATTACCTTCAGCCCCCGACCTCGGGCCACAGTTCCTCCAGGCACTCCGTTCAATACAACGGATACTATCACGATCAACTTTGCTCCGTTCCGAGGTAAGAACCTCAGCGCGCTACTCAATGCTATTCAGAACAACGTTTACCTGGGCGCTACCATTACAGCAGTGTTCCCGCTTCCGAAAGTTGTGCCGGCGGTCAATAGACTCACAGCTGCAGACCTACGCTTGGGCGAAGATCAGAACATCCAAGAGATCACCCTCCAGTTGGAAGGTGCCCTACTAGAGTACATTTATGTCAATGGTACCGATCAAGCCTTCATCAAGGACCCCAACGAGGATTGGAAGATCAATGTTCGTTCCTTCCGACCTATTGCTGCCGGCCTGTTTGGGGATCGCGCCGCTGGTAAGATCTGTCGCTTGGGCAATCTGGCCTCCTTCCACACCATGGACGAAGCTGTTCGTTCCTGCATTCAAGCCGTTCTTGGTTACACCGATGAGTCTAACATGGTCGCCTACATTCAAGCTAGAGGCTATATTAACGATTTCCCGGCCACCATCAGCATATCGGATGTCTTTGACGACTTGAATGCTTTTGCTGGGCGCGTGTTTCCTGTTGATCTCGGCGCGTTGGTGGGTGTGAAGAGTATCAGTAATCCCAACTTGGGTGCGTACATCCGAACTACCTACACGGGCGTCATTGGTAACATGGGTGCCTTCATCGATCTGGTACGAGAGCTGACCCTGACAGGAACGATCAGCGGAGCTGGCGGCGCACCTTACCAACCGGGAGTGCTGAATGCCTATCTTCTCGGCGCAACCATCCCGTCTATTTACCAAACCTCTGCCCTCATGGCTTTTATCGACCCCGGATCAAACACAGGCTCCTTCCTCTTCCCAGGCACTAGCGGGGGCATCATCAAGCCTCGCCTTACTGTGGGGTTGGGTTCGGACATCTTCTCCTTTGCTCTCTACCGACGCAAGTTCTCGATTTCCTTCTGGGTGCGTTGGGACAATACAGTTGGTAATCCAGCCACAGCTGATACCATCCTGGGCATGGCTACTGATTTCACCAAAGCAGATGGGTTGGGTTTTGATTGGGTCGCAGCGACTGCATCGGATCCGCCCGCTATCCGCTTTTACGTAAACAACCAGTCTACTACAACCGCCCAGGGTATCACCAGCGGAGATAGTACCCCCTTTACTACCGACCAGTGGGTCCATGTAGTTGGCACGTATGATGCTAATGCGGCCTCCAACAACGTTCGTCTCTACATGAACGGAGTTCAGAAGGCCACCAAGACGCACACCATTGATCTGTCAGGGCTGAGCAACGCTCTGGAGATTGGCAGAATTAGTTCGGCGACCCCAGATGCCAACTACCCCACCCAGCACTTCGATGAGTTCGGACTCTGGTTAGGCGTGGCTTTGTCGGGAAGCGAAGTTACTGCTCTCTTTGATGAGGGCTTCACTCCTGCCCACGATCTCCGCTCTAATCGAGGAGCTTACACCCACGCTTCCGATTTGGCTACCTACTACCGCTTTGAAAATACTGCCACAACCTTCCCGACCGAAGTCAACGCAGTTACAGCGGGCGTGTTTGACGGAACCTATGCCGATTTGGCAGTAACCGATGCGTCTGACTATACCCCTTCGGACGATGCGGCCGCCATGGACTTCAACAGCAGCACTCGCTTTGACGCGACAGGTACCGACTTACCACTCCTGGTCAACACCTCGGGTAGTTTCAGCGTAATGGCCTGGGCCAACAAGAATACAACCACTGCTTTGAAGTACCTGGCTGGCAGCTGGCACTCCAGCGACACTACTGGAATTATTCCCACCATGCGCATTAGTACCTCCAGCTCTAACCGCTGGACTTTAGAAATGAACACTCAGGGCAATAGCCCTACTACCATTACTGATTCGACTCAAACAGTCGTCAACAATGGTACCAGATGGTATCAGGTAGTTACTACCTACGATGTCAGCAATCGATCTATGCGACTTTATGTGGATGGTACATTGGTATCTTCCGGCACTTTGTCCGCTAGCAGTAAACGCATCAACGAATTTACTATTGGCGCAGCGCGCACCAGCAATAGCCCCGGCGCATCACCTTGGGATGGATTCATAGATACTGTAGCAGTCTGGGATACCAATCTCAGTACCACGGATGTGTCAACAATGTACAATGGCGGCACTGCTGAAACTGATTTGCGCACCTTGAATACAGTGGCCAATCTGCAGGTTTGGTACCGATTAGGTGAGGCAGGGGATACCCTGACCGAAATCGTCGATCGCTCTGGGCATAATCGTGATTTGCCAAGAACTAACTCTGGAAATTCCATCGTGGATGAAACTCCGTTCCTATAGCCCTTGACTTTCTCAAATAGATCTCGTATCATTGTATCATAAGAGGCAGGATACCCCTGTCTTTACAACGGAGAGGTAAAATGAAATTCAGTATTCTTGCCAAAGATCTGAAGCGGGCTCTCGCTACATGCAATGAGATTGCTCCCGCAAGTTCTGCCATTGCAGAAGAGAAGACTGGTGTGCTTGTTCGCACCCAGAAGGATAGCGTAGTTTTTATGGCGTCGGACGACACGTCCTACGTTAGCGTTAGTGTTCCTGCTCAAGTGAAGGAGCAGGGTGAGGCTCTGGTACGTTGTGGGTCTGTGACCAGTTCCGTCTCCGCCACCTTTGAAGAGGACAATAACGATGTCCAGGTGGAGAAGACGGACAAGGGCACCCTCAAGGTTTCCGGGCTGAGTACGGTACGCCACACCCGAAACTTCCCGCTGCTCAACGCGGGGTTCTTTGTAGAGACCCCCAAGTTTGAGAGCGACAAGGCCACTCAAATCAAGGCCTTGGACTTCCAGGATGGTATTCTTGCGGTAGCCCACGCGGCTTCCCGAGATACCTCCAAGTTGCACTTCAACTGCATCGCCACCACCTTCGCTGATAGCGAAGTTGTTTTCGCCGCTACTGACGGCATCCAAATCGCTGAATTCCGCAAAGCCGCGCAGATCCCCAAGAAGGGACTACGCGGCTCTTTTATTTTGGGCCTAAAATTCGCGAGCGTCGTTAGCAAGCATGTGGCGGACATCCTTCGTGAGGGTGAAGGTGTAGATGTAGTCGGGATCTACGTGTCGGGAGACAACTTCTTTCTACGCAGCGGAGAGACCATACTCGTTGGTACCCTGCTCAACACCAAGTTCCCGGAGTATGCGCCCTACCTTCAGACCCAGGGCAAGCTCCTGGCCATCTTCCCGCGTGAGGCTTTCCTCAAGACCCTATCGGGTCTTCAGCCCACCGTTGATGCCAAGAGCCATCGCATGGTCCTTGATGCTCGACAGAAGGAAGGCGAATGCGTGCTGTCCAACTCCAGTATCACTGGGGAAGGTGTCAGCTCCGAACTCAACGTTAAGACTCCGGAAGACTTTACCTTCCACTTCGACTCCATGCTGCTCCAGAACTCGGTTCGACAGCTGAAGGGTGAGGATTTTGAGCTTTACTTCGTGGCTAACGCCCCGCATGTGGTACTCAAGTCCCCGAAGAATGACGACTTCAAGGCCCTGGTGTGTACGCTCAAGCCGGTTAGTTAATGAGTTCTCTCTACTTTGATGAAGAAGAGGCCGTCAGAGAGCTGAAAGAACGTGGGTATCGCGTACTTAAGGTGGATTTTCCTGACAAGGTTTCCAACATCAAGGATTTGGTAGATTACTTCTACGCCCGGCGTATGTACTACAATCAAGAGCGAGAGTTTCCGATTAGTCGGAACTTCGATGAAGATCAGAAGTACATGAGTGTGTTTGTGAAGAAGCGGCAGGATACGGGCTTGAGCCGCATCCAAGCAGTCCGAGAATGTTCGATGCTTATCGAAGCTACCTTTAGGTTCGAAAAGCATCTCAAGTTGAGAGAGCCCATTTTGAGCCCGCAGGCTCTTACGGTTGGCTTTATCATCGCGAAAGTGTGCGCTATCGTCAATGACGAGATCGCCGAAGCCAGCGAAGCGGAAACCGGGCGATACATAGACGAGATCAACGAAGTTTACGAAACGGAATTTGCCCAGCGCGACGCCGAGCGCGCCGCTGAGAGCAGACGACGTATAATGGAGGGTTTACATGACCAAAGAGACAGGAAATCTCAAAGTCGTACAAAATGCGATTGAGAAGGAATACGGCCCGCTAATCAAATGGTTGGGAGAAGCCGCTGACGCAACACCGGAAGTTATTTCCACCGGTTGTATTGGCCTCGACCAAGCTGTAGGTAGAGGTGGTTTAGAGCGCGGTCTTATTGCAGAGTTTTTCGGCCCGGAAGCCAGTGGTAAAAGCTTCTTGGCTTATTCCGTTATCAAGCAGGCCTGTGTCTCGGGGCACAAGTGCGCAATCATTGACGCAGAGCATACGATTGATCCCCGACTGCTGGAGAAGATCGGTTTGCCGCGGGACAAGGTCCTTGTGGTGGACGGAGCCCCTACAGGAGAACAGAACCTATCCATCGCACAGAAGTTGATGGAGACGGGCGAGTTTGCGGTGGTACTGATTGATAGCGTCGCTGCCCTTCTCCCGGATGCCCGAGCTGACGCGGACTTCGATCAGCAGTTCATGGGACTACACGCTCGACTCATGAGCGCAGGTCTCCAGAAGCTGGCCCCGGTAGTCAAGAAGACCAACACCCTGTTGATCTTCGTCAACCAGATCCGCTTCAAGATTGGTGCGTATGGCAATCCGGAGACCACGACGGGTGGAAACGCCCTGTTGTTCTATGCGGGGTATCGCATCCACGTCAGTGGCGGAAAGTCCAAGTCCAGCCGTTTGGCCGATAAGGGAACGGGTGAGATCTATGGACACCGAACCCACTTCATGGTGGAAAAGAACAAGCGATCAGCACCTTTTCGTACTGCCGAGGTTGACTTAATCTACGGAATGGGTTATGATACAATAGGGGAGATTGTAGACATCGGTATTGACGTAGGATTGATTGAACAAGGGGGAGCGTGGCTCACCTACAAAGATCATAAGTGGCAAGGCAAGGATAAGGCCAAGCTTTCACTTCAAGGCGATACCACCCTGAGGAACGATCTGGAAAATCAAATCCGTTCAATCATTTCAGGTGGCGCTTTTCAGATTGCCCCCGTAGAAATCCCCGAGGAACTTGAAGAGGTCGTAGATAATGACAAGCCTGCTCGCAAAAAGCGTGTTGCAAACACTGAAGCAAGCGTTTCCTAATACACGCATCAACGACGAATACTATGTCAACTACAATGGGCAGAAGCTATTCTTCGATTTCCATCTTCCTAACTTGAACATAGTGGTTGAGGTTCAAGGGGTGCAACATACTGAATTCAATCCTCACTTTCACGGCACCGCAGAGACTTTCAAGGCTCAAAAGTACCGAGATCGATTGAAGACGGAATGGTGCCACATCAACGACATGTCGTTGGTATGTATCAACCACACCGAGGTTCCCATAGAAGTACCCGATCTTCTTCGCAAGATCGAGGAGGCCCAGAATCTTGATGGACGATAGAATACGAAATAGGTTGCGCGATACATCCGAATCGCTATCCCTGTATTCGGCTACTGCTCCGTCCGATATTGAACAGGTCTTCAACTTCAGTGTGCGTGAGTTGGAAGTGGCACCCTCGGTATCTCTTTCCAGATTCACCATTATGCTTGGTCAGTATCTCATCACCCTTCAGGTTCGATTCAACACTGCCCGCGTAATCGCCAGCCAAAAGAAAAAGGTGCTTGAACGCAAGGTGCAGGAGTTGATTCAATCTGGAGCGGTTGATGGCAAGACATTGAAAGAACGGGAAGCCAATGCCGTCGCCATTACTCCCGAGTTGCAGTCCCTGGAACTGGATTACGATGAAGCCGCAGCTGAGCGAGATCTGCTGGATGGTTTGGACAAACCCATCATCGAACTGATCAATGCTTTCAAATCGGAATTGCGCCGTCGCGCCGAAGAGAAGCACTATACGGATAGAGAAAGAAACGCCTAATGGACTTGGAACAGAGCAAGGCCAAATTCGCACACCCCGGAAACGAAGCCGCTGTCTTGGCTTGTGTGCTGAAAGACCCTTCTTCCTACTTTGAAGTAGAGGCCAAGCTCACCGATACCGACTTCCTAACCCCGCACCACCGGGCACTTTGGACAGTCATCAAGTCTTTGACCCGACAGGATATCATCACCTTCGACGCGTCCACCCTATTGAACCAGGCAATCACGCTTGATCTGGAAAAGAAGATCAGTGGCCCCAACGTTAGCGCGTACGATTACATCGTTGCTCTAATGGACAAGAACATCGAGCCTGCCAACATTGGTTTCTATCTGACCAGGATGTTGGATGCCAGTATCAAGCTCAAGGTTCTCCAAGCCACCGCAGAAATTGCAGAAACCACAGAGCAAAACCGCACCCTTACGGGCGAGACACTCGACGCCAAGACTATTGTGGACGACGCTCAGAACAAGTTTCTTCAGTTGGCTCTGGAAACCATGCATGAGGCCGACGCCGTCAACCTGGCAGAGGGCGTTGCTGAAATGCTGGCCGAGATCCAGGCTGCGCCCACTGGGATGGTGGGAATCCCTACTGGATTCAGGCGTCTGGATACTGCGATCGGTGGATTGGAACCAGGCACTCTTACCGTGGTGGGCGCTCGACCCAAAACAGGAAAGTCCACCCTCCTGCTCAATTGGGCCAAGCACATCGCCTACGAATATAAACAGCCCGTGCTCTATGTGGATACGGAAATGAGCGGGCGCGAGCAGCGCCTTCGCCTACTTTCTACTTTATCCAGCGTTCCCGAGAGAGAGATCAAGACTGGTACCTATTTTCAGGATCCCCAAAACGTGGATTCTATTCAGCACGCGCAGGATGTAATGGGCAACGGCCTGATCCTGCACAAGTACTACCCCAACTTTACTCCTGAGGGTATTGCGGCGCTAACCCGCAAGTACCATCACCAAGGAAAGGCCATGGTGCTTTTCTTTGACTACATCAAGTTGCCTGATGCCGATTTGCAGATGATCAGCAACGTGAAGGAGTACCAAGCCCTGGGGTATTTGACCGTGGCTTTGAAGAATCTTGCCGGGCAACTGCAGATACCGGTTGTTACAGCCGTCCAGCTGAATCGAGAAGGCGCTAACAAAGGCCACGTAGATTCGGCCAACTTTGCAGACTCGGACCGCATTCTGCGCTACGCCAATACTCTCTTGGGGTTAGCATCCAAGCCCAAGAAGGAGTTACAGGAACTGGAAGAGAAGTTTGGGCACGAACGGTTCATCCGATCGGGAACCCACCGCCTCCAGATTCTGGACACCCGCGCCGGCGGAACTAACTATAGCGGAATCGATTTGTATTTCCGAAAGAGCACCTTGACTATGTACGAAGCCGAGGAGCAACTATCTTCGGAGTCGAGGTCAGAGGAGGATAACGATGAATCTTAGTGAGATCCTAGAGATTTTGAAGTCCTTGGGCGTGGTGATAGCGCTGGGAGTGTTCTTCTTTTTCTACTTCCGTAACCCCAAGTTCAAGGGCATAGTCAATGATGCCATGAAGTTCTTACCCAGCCTGCTACGAGCAGGGGCAAGTTTGAAGAAGGATACCAAGGGAGTATTTGATGGCCACGATGCTCTCGTTCTCATGAGTCGAGTGGCAGATAGAATCAAGGTCACCATTGCTGACCCTGCTAACAAGCGATTCGAAGATGTTGAGCAAGAGGTTTTTGACATTGTGCGCCAAGAGTTGGCACGCTACAAGAACCTTCCTGGCGTACCGAGCCTAGATGATCCGGCCATCCGTGTCCAGGTCAAGGTAGTGTTCGAAGCCATTCAGAGGGCCATGCGTGAAGATCCAACCCGAGACGATAGTTAGTGTCAAGCAGTTAGTAGATCCTGAGCTACTGCTGAGTCACCTAGGGTTCCACATCCTACGTCGGACCTCCAAAGAGCTACGCGGCCCGTGTAAGGTTCATGGTGGGGATAACCCCACCGCGTTTCGCTTCAATACGGAATCACGAACGTGGTGCTGCTATACGCGGCATTGTGAAGGGGAGAAGGATAAGGACATTCTGGGGCTGGTACAGCTGGTAACCAAGCAGCCCTTTGTTGAGAGTGTCAAGTTTATCGCGGACTTGTGTGGTGTCAATCTTGAAAGCCAAGGTCAGCTAACCGAGGAATTCAAGAAGATCAAGCAACAACAGGAGATGCTTCGGGAAGTTCGTAGGAACAAGCACCGTGCTCCTGTTACCAGTTTTTTCCCGGAGGAAGTAGTAGAAGAACTACTCCCCCGCCGCTCTGATTACTTTACTCAGAGAGGATTCCCGGAAGAGCTTCTGGACTTCTACGAAGTAGGCGGCATGACTGATAGCCGAGGAGTCCACCGAGAAACGATCCCGATTAGGGACGAGAACGGTAACCTGCTTACAGTAAGTGCCCGAAGGACAGATTCTGACGAGGACCCCAAGTATGTCCTCATGAAGGATATTCCCAAGGAAGCTACGCTGTACAACCTGCATGTGGCAAGACACTATGTAGGTCAAGATCGAACCTTGCTTTTATTGGAAGGCTTCGTCGATGTTTGGAGGATGTCTTTGTTAGGTGTGTATAATGCGGTGGCCATAATGGGCACCCAGCCTACCCCTAACCAGGCACGTTTATTGTGGAAGTACGCGGAGAACATCACAGTGATGTTAGACGCAGATAAGGCTGGTAGAGAAGCGACTCCTAAAGTAGCGGAAATGCTAACTCAAGGCGCTGCTGTTAGAGTGATAAATCTACCAGATGGGAAAGACCCAAAGAACTTGACGTATATGGACCTAGTTGAACTAGGCCTAGGAGATAAGACAAATGGCATTTGAAGGCATCAATAACGTAGAATTGCAGGGCGAGCTGTGCTGGCCTGAACTGAAGTACACGGGAACTGGCAAGCCCCTTTTCAAGGCGAAGGTTCGTATTCCTTCCCTTCAGGATCGCAGCGGCGATTCCCAGGACGCATACCTACGCATTACTGCATGGGATGAGTTTGCTACGTACCTGAATTCTCTTCCGGCCCGAGCCCGCGTACGCGTTTCTGGACGCGTTCAGGAGCGCTCTTTCACCAACCGTGAGGGTAAGAAGCAGAACATTACTGAGATCGTAATCAATGGGGCTGAGACTGTGGAGACCGAAGAGGGCATCAACCGCTTCCATCTTCGCGGTGAACTTGTGTGGCCGGATCTGAAGCAGGTCGGCGAGCGCGGAACTAATCTGTTCCGTTCCAAGGTAGTTGTTCCTTTCTACCGAGAGGACGATCCGAACACCTTGAAGAAGGCCTATGTTCGTATCACTGCATGGGATGAGATTGCGGAAGGCCTGAATGTTGTTGGACAGAACCCCGGGTCTGTTGTGGACGTAACTGGTCACATCCAGGAACGCTCTGTAACCATGGATTCCGGTCAGAAGCGCGTCTTTACTGACGCAGTTGTTACCAACTTCGTACTGGCAGCCGGAGCAGCCTAATGCCCAAACCTCGAACTAAAGGTGTTGCGCCTGGGTTCTTACTTCTGCCCGCCCGAGAATACGAGTGGGAGTTACAGAGGAAGATCGAGCTACGTCTGCCTCTCAAGGGTAGCATTAGCGAGATCTTGAACAAGGATCGGATTCCCAGCAATGCTATTATTGGTGGGGACGACGAGTTCAACATCTTCGAGGATAACACGGTGCTTTTGTGGGAGTTGGTACGTCTGATGTTTGCCGGTACCCGCTACCCCTGGCTGGAAGACGACGAGTGCCTCAATGTAGTGGCACTTGAATTTACGGAGACGGAAGTTGTACTTTATGGAGAAATCATCAAGAGCCTTGGATAGAGAAGACTACCCGTATTGTATTTCTTGTGATCAGAAAATGTCCGTGATCTCTATCTTTGACCTTATAGTTACATACAGTTGCGTCTGCGGTGAAGTTGTAGAGGTTCTTCTCTACGATGAATGGGGAAAAGAAATTGAAAGACTACTACCAGATTCTCGGAGCTGAGCGATCCGCTTCCCCGGATGATTTGAAAAAGTCCTATCGGAAATTGGCCCAAGAGTGGCACCCCGATAAGCATCCGGATGAAACGAAGAGCGCAGCTGAAGAGAAGTTCAAGGAGATTGCCGAAGCATACTCAGTTCTGTCCGACGAAGAAAAGCGGCGGAACTACGATGCTACCGGTTCTCCCGAGGGTAAGGGGAATTTCGGATTCCATACCGCGGGTGATCCGTTTGACATGTTCCGACGGATGGGTGGCTTTGAGATGCATTTTGGACCTCAACAGCCCCGACCTATGAAGGGTCAAAGCATCCAGCACGTCTTGGATATTTCTTTGCGCGATTCCTTGTTCGGTGTGGAACTCCCCCTTCAATTCTCGGTCATGTCCGCCTGTGAGCTATGTGACGGAAATGGGGCTGTCGACTTTGACCTTTGCGATGCATGTAAGGGGCAAGGTGGCGTTACCCAGCAGCAGGGAAACATGGTCATGCATCAGACCTGCGGACGCTGTGGAGGACAGGGGCGAAAGCCCAAGTCCTCTTGTCAGTCCTGCGCAGGCCGAGGGGTAAGTAGGGCGGACAAGTCCCTTACGGTAAGTGTCCCCAAGGGCATTCAGAACGGAATCACTCTTCGCTTGTCAGGACAGGGGGGCAGAGGTTTCCGGGGTGGTCCGACGGGGGACATGCTCTTACAAATCAGGGTGAAGTACCCTGACGTGGATTCTCTAACGCAAGACGAAAGGACGCAGCTCGAACAGCTACTATCCAAATGAAAATACTAGCACTGGATGTCTCAACAAAGAGCACAGGTTGGTTCATTACCAAGAAGTCCTGTGGCAAGATAGTGCCTGACAAGAAGCTATCGTTTGGTGAGAAACTGGTTGTCTTTAGGATGGAACTGGACAAGCTGCTCCGCAAGCATAAACCCGATGTAGTGGTCATTGAAGACGCATACTACCGCCCGGGTTTTGGTAACATACATACCTTGAAGGCCCTGGTCAAATTTGCTGGTGTCGCTATAGAACTCTGTACTTCTTACAGAATTGAGACAGAAATTATCACAGCGACCGCCGCCCGTAAGCATTGTTGCGGAGAGCACGCAGAAAAGTTTGGCAAACCAGAAGTGTTCAAGTTCTTTGTCGAGAAGTACGGCCTCCAGGATTGGACTTTCGAGGAGCACAACGATCTAACTGACGCCATGGCTCTGTCATGGGGGTATCGTGAAATCAAACGGAATCAAAAGAAGAGCGATACGCCGCAAGCCGGGAACTAAACCTCCGGAATACATAGTCCCTTCCCCAAAAAAGAAGGGTAACCACGCTAGAACCTCAGACTACAAGCACTTCGAGGGGCACATTGTACCCGAAGTAGCCAAGCAATTATCGAACAAGACCGTGATTTGTTGGCAAAATGATCACATGCTTTCGCTTCCGGTGTGTGCGATTTACAAGTTCTGGAAGCAAAAGTCTTACTGTAAACGATGTTCTCTGTTTCAAGGCGACGAACATACACAAGAACTCCGGTCACTAATAACCAAGTGGGAACTTGACGACCTGGAGGAGGAGAAAACATAATGCAGATCAAAGGATTATCAGCGACGGGAATCAAGGATTTTCTTCAGTGTTCGCTGAAGGTAGTCTTCCGGTATGACCGGGAAATTACGTCTCTCAAGAATGACCATGCCAAGATTGGTATTGCCGTTCATACTGCTCTAGAGCAGTTTACTCGTCGAATGCTTGCCAAGAAGAGCTTCCCGGATGCTAGCGATTATGAGTTCGCTAACGCAACCTTCATGAACTCTGCCACCGATGAGGGGCTAGAGTCCGTGAACTTCTATGGCGACGGAAAGAGGATGGTCTCTGAGTTCATTGACCGCTTCGACCCGAGCGAGGAAGTAGTTGATGTGGAGTGCAGGTTCCAGTTGACGACTGAGGATGGCCTTCCGATCGTTGGCGCTATCGATAAGGTAGTGAAGATCAACGAGGACACCATTGCTATCATTGACTATAAGACGGCTCGTAACGCCCTGACTCCTTGGGAACTACAGGAGGACATTCAGTTGTCTATGTATGACCTGGCCGCCAGCATTATGTGGCCGCAATACAAGAATCGACTGCTGTTCCTGGACTATGTTCGAATCAACAAGCGAGTTTCTACCTACCGAACTGATGAGGATCGGAAGACCTTCAGTGAATTCCTGGGTAGTGTTTGGCTTCAGATGCAGAAGCTGAACGAGGAAGAGGTTACGGGTACAGTAAACAGCCTCTGTGGCTGGTGCGATTACAAGACCTACTGCCCGACTTACGCAGCCTTCCTGAACGCGCGCACCATGGAACTTCCACCATTGGCAGAAATGACCGATGGGGAGTTCTTGGAGCAGTGGGTTTCAGTATCCGATAAAAAGTCAATCCTAGAAGCTCGTCAACGCGAGCTAAAGATGATTGCCCATCAGCGCTTTATGAAGGGCGAAACCATCCAGGCCAATGGCCGGGAGCTATACAGCACCCAGCAGTCTCGTACCAACTACGACGTAGAGAAGGTAGTCGAGATCATCCCTCAAGATGATCTGTTCTCTATCCTTACGGTGAACAAGACGCGCTTGGATCGCTACGCCAAGGAAGACCCGGACCTCAGGTCCAAGTTGGCCCGCATCGCTGAAGTCAACTACAACGCTCCAATCTACAAGACTCGTGGGGCGAAGGAGGTTGTCGAAGAGGATGTCGACGTCACACTTAGCGAAGACGAAAGCGCAGCTTGAGGAATTAGGCTGGCCCTTCATTGGGATTCAGCTAAAGGATGGAAGTAAGCATTTCGGAAAGGTGACGAAGTTTTCACCACATACGATTTACTTTAGGGACAGGCACGGGGACGAATTGGATGTCCCCCGCCGTATCATAGAGCGAGCACTACTCGCAATTGACGGAGGAAAGAAAGATGGCGGACCAACCGCAATTCGTAAAGCGCATCAACCCGCGCGGTGATGCACAGCAGAAGAAGGCACGGGTGATTTTCTACGGAGACTCTCCTACTTGTGCTACTGGATTTGGACAGGTGTCCCGGAATATTCTACCGGCCCTGCACAACTCTGGCAAGTATGAGGTCGATATTCTGGGTATCAATTACTGGGGGGATCCTCACGAGTATCCCTTCAAGATTTGGCCCATGGCTGTCAATGGCCAACGTGATCCGTATGGGCGGCAGCGCTTGCAGCAGCACTTGATGGATCCTCGGTTGGAGTTTGACATCCTATTCTTCCTGCAAGATACCTTCATTCTTGACTTTATGCCGGGAATGTTGGCTAATCTGCTCAAGGCGGGTAAGCGCTTCAAGAGCGTTTACTACTATCCGATCGATGGTATTCCGAAGAAAAGCTGGATTGAATCGGCGGCAGCTGTGGATTACCCGGTTACTTACAGCCAATTCGGATTCGACCAGTCCTCAATTATTCGACCAGAATTGAAGGATAGACTTCGAGTGATTCCCCACGGTGTCAATCCGAAGGTCTTCTTCCCGGCTCCGCCGGCACAGGTGAAGGAATTCCGTAGCCAGTTCTTTGGTGTTTTGGCTGACAAGTTCATCGTTACTAACGTCAACCGAAACCAACAGCGCAAGGATATTCCTGCAACAATCAGGGCTTTCAAAGAATTCCGAGAACATCGTCCGGATTCTATCTTATACTTACATATGATGGCCCATGATCAGGGGTGGAACCTACCGGAAGTGATCCAGGCATTCGGCCTAGACATTACCAAGGATGTCATTTTGCCGCAGAACTTTACTGCTTCGACGGGATTCCCCCTGGAAATTCTCAACCTCATTTACAACGCAAGTGATTGTGTGGTTAGCACCACCGTTGGTGAAGGTTGGGGTCTTTCCTGGACGGAAGCAATGGCAACCAAAACCCCGATTGTGTTTCCGCAGAACACGGTTCTGTCGGAGTACATTACCGACGAGACTGGTTATCCCTATCCCAGCGGCGGCGATGCGGACCATATCACAATTCTGCCGCACGACAATGAAGTACCTCGCCCCACTGCCCACATTGGCCAAATGGTAGAGCAGATGGTCAAGCTTTACGACAATCGTGAAGAAGGCGTTCGTCGCGCGCAGAATGCATACAACATGGTTCACAGCACTCTACTTTGGGAAGATCATATCAACCCGCAATGGGTTCAGTTGTTCGATTCCATTATGGAAGGTCGCGGTCTGCCCGCTGCCCCCACAGCTGGGGATGCAGCCAAGCAGGTCCTCAAGGGAGATTTGATCTAATGGCAGGAGTCAAATACATCGGGCCCGTCTTTGACGGTAGTGGCTACGCTGAAGCGGCTAGGAACTATGTTCTTTCGATCTATCGAAAGGGCTACCCGATTCAGTTGGCTCCTATCACCTTTGAAAAGACCCGCCCAGATTTGGGCGAAGAGGGAGAGATCCTACGGAGTTTGGTGAACAACAATGTCAATTATGACAAGGTGATCGTTCACTCGACTCCGGATCTCTGGCACCACTGGACTCGCTTCGAGCACGGGAAGTACATCATTGGCTATACGGTGTGGGAAACCAGCAAGCTTCCTTCTATCTGGACGGAGGCTTGTAATAGGGTCGGGGAAGTCTGGGTGCCTTGCGACTGGAACATGCAAGTATTCAAGGATTCCGGTGTGACCGTACCCATGCATAAGATCCCGCACGCCATTGATATTCCGGACCTCAGTACGGTTCCGGATTTCAATCTGGAGGGCATTGGTTCCAATGACTTCGTCTTCTACTCCATCTTCCAGTGGCAGGAACGCAAGAATCCTTATGGATTGCTTTCCGCCTATACCGCTGCCTTTTCTGGCAGGGACGATGTGGTACTGGTGCTAAAGACCTATCGAAACGACCATGGTGGGGATAGAGATCAGATCATCAAATTGATCAAGGATTTTCGACAATTCATGAATCTTGACCACTATCCCAAGATGTTCTTGGTGGTAGAAAACATGAGCAGCGAGGGCATCATGGCCCTGCATAAGCGCGGTGATTGCTTTGTCCTTCTCCAGCGCTCCGAGGGCTGGGGCCTTCCTCACTTTGAAGCCGCTGCTTGTGGTAAGCCGGTAATAACGCCGTCGTATGGCGGGCAAGCAGACTTCTTGAAAGAAGACAACAGCTACCCTGTGGATTACACATTGACTCCGGTGGGAGGAATGACGTGGTCGCCTTACTATCGAGGGGACCAGTACTGGTGTGAACCAGATCTCAAGGGCGCGATAGAAGCCATGCGCCACGTGTATGACCACAGAGAAGAAGCCAAAGAAAAAGGGCAACGCGCCCGTCAATTCGTGGGTGACAATTTCACCTGGGATAAGATTGGAGACATGGTTGTGGAGAGATTGACCCAGCTAGACCAAGGGGGCACCAATGGCTAAACCCAGCATCGGCCTCGCTATGATTATGCAGAACGAAGAGTTGCACATTCCGGCTGCCATTGCGCAGTTCTACCATTTGGTAGACGATATTGTGGTGATAGACGGGGGCTCTACGGATAAGAGTGTCGAGTGGGCAGAGCGCATGGGTGCTCGCGTAATTCGTCGCCCCTTCGACAAGGACTTTTCCGCCCAGAAGAACTTCGCCATCGCAACCTTATCTACGGATTGGGTCTATCTACATGATCCCGACGAGAGATTAGAGCCCACCTTACTTGAAGTTCTCCCGTTGTTGACCACTATGGAAGGTCAACAGTTTTTGATGCGTGCGGACATCATTCCGCCCAACGAGCAGTTCTTTGACTGCTTTGGCATCCCTCGGAAAAACTTCATTGACGGGGTGCAAACTGCAACGTACCCTGACTATCAGTACCGACTGTTCCTGAAGTATTGCCGTTTCGAAGGGGCGGTTCATGAGAAGATTGTGAACTTTGAGAATCGAACCGAGCTGGATTACCAGCGTCCTCACCAGGCCAAGCCTGAGGAAAAGCTAGCCGGCAGCAGTAGCGCTGTAGAAACCGAGCGTGGCATCGTCGAAACCGGCGTTAATCCTTTTGATCCGGGGAATATCTCTAGGTTCAACATTCTGCACTATAAGAGCAGCACCAAGCAAGAACAGCAAGATGAATTGTATCGTGACATAAGAGGAGAAGTCTAATGAACATGAAGAATGTTTTGGTAACGGGGGCCAACGGATTTGTTGGCGCTGCCCTTTGTGAGCGTCTACTCAAAATGAACAAGACCGTGGTGGGCTTAGTCCGTGACCGAAATTACAAATCCAGGCGCGACATCCTGGACAATATCTCTGTAGTCTATGGTGATTTGCGAGACTACGATACTGTCCGGTATGCAGTGTCTAAGTATGAGATTGATACCATTTTCCATGTGGGCGCTATTACCATCTTGAAGATGGCCACGGCGGATCCCAAGACGTGTTACCAAACCAACATCATGGGCACGGTAAACGTAATGGAAGCGGCCCGCGAATGTGGCCACGTTTCCAAGATAGTGGTAGCTTCCTCGGACAAGGCGTATGGCAATCATGACGTCCTTCCTTACAAGGAAGACTATTGTCTGTTGGCCAGCGACCCGTACAGCACCTCCAAGTCCTGCACGGATCTGATTGCCCAGTCCTATGCCTACACCTATGACATGGATGTTTCAGTGGTCCGCTCGGGCAACATCTTTGGTCCCGGCGATCTCAACAAGTCCCGTATTATCCCTGGAGGCATTCTACGAATCCTCGATGGGATACGCCCTGTAATCTACAAAGGCGTAGGCAATTACAAGCGCGAGTTCATGTACATCAACGATGTCGTGGACGCATACATGTTTGTGCAGGATCGTGGGTTGAAGGGCGAAGCCTACAACATTGGCGGTTCTGGTTTCATGAACATTTTCGATACGGTGAAGATCATCATTGACGAGATGGGCGTAGACATTGAACCCCAGATTGTGGAGAAGGACTTCATCGAGATCAAAGAGCAGTACTTGGATTGTGCCAAGTTGGAGGGATTAGGATGGAAGTGCAATTTCCCGCTCCGGGAAGGCATCCGAGCCTGTATCCCTTGGTATAAGGAATATCACAAGAACCCGACTGCTTTCTATTGGGCGCACTAGGAGAAGGAATCACCATGCAAATCCCCATTTACAAGCCACAGCTGGCTCCCTACGAAGTAGTTGAGCCTGAGATTCGAGCGATGTACGAGTCTGGGATGCTCTATCCCGGGCCCTACACTGATCGCCTAATCCAGGCCATCAAAGAGTTTTGCGATGTGAACTTCTGTCTGCCGGTATCCAGTTGTTCCCTGGGGCTGCTATTCATGTTGAGCAGCTGCCCCAAGGGCTCTAAAGTCATCATGCCGTCCTTTACCTTCAATGCAACTCTCCAGGCGCTTGAGTGGAATGATTTGGTGCCGGTAGTAGTTGATGTGGACGACAACGGGCAGATGGATTACGTATCCGCCAGCGATGCGATATCCCGTCATCCCAATGTGTCTGCCATTCTAGGTGTTCATATGTGGGGTAACCTACTAAACACCTTTGAATTCAACAAGTTAGCCGCAGATAGCGGTGTCAAGATGTTCTATGACGGGGCGCACGTTCTAGGCAGCTTTGATGACGAGTCCGTCTCTCCTGGCACGGCTACCTGTTTTAGCATTGCTGCTACCAAGCCGGTATCTGCCGGGGAAGGTGGGCTAATTGTCACTAACGACGAGGAGTTCTACCTGTTCTTGCAAGACGTATCGACCCATGGCCTTTATGGTAGTTTGGATACCAAGGTCAAGGGAATGAATGGCAAGATTCAGGAGTTCAACTCCATCCTAGCTTACCATGCCTTGCAGCGATTCGATGAAACTCGTGCCCGCCGAGCCCAGATCATTGCCTTCTATCGAGATAGCTTTGATGATCTTCCTCTGCGTGTGTGGGAGACGCGGGAGGGCGTTGGGCCTGTGTCCTACAAGGATTGCGTGGTTTTTGCCCGTACTAAGCTCGAACGAAATCAGCTAGACGCATTCGTACAGAGCAGAGGAATTGGAACCAAGCGATACTTTGAGCCGGCCATCCCAGACATGGGTTCGTTCAATGGCATTGTGCATAGCGCAGAGAACGCACGTGTCTTGGCTGCTACCTGCCTCACTCTTCCCCTTTACCCCGCTTTGACAGACGAAGAGGTGGAATACATTGTCCGAACAGTCCGCGAATTCTACGGCGCGTAGAGACGAGTACCTGAACATCGTTTCAGGACGCGGGTACTTCATCTATGGCGCAGGTGGTCACGCCCGGGTCGTGGAGGATTTCTTTCCTTCCGAAACTCTATTGGCGTGCGTATCGGATGATTGGGCCTCCCACTCGATGGCTCCCTGGAAAGACATGGTTTTTGGTCCGGATGAAATTCCTGACCAATCGCGGGTGATTGTGGCCATAGGGGATAACTTCGCGCGGGAGAGAGTCACGAAGTACTTGCTAAACACGGGGAAAAGTCTTATATTTCCCAACGTGATGCACTCTTCTGCCCAGATCTCTGGACGTGCGGGAGTTGGACGGGGTGCAATGCATTGTGCCAATTCGGTAGTGATCGCGGGAACCATGGTAGGGGACTTTGTGATCATCAATACTGGCGCAACGGTGGATCACGATTGCTATCTAGGAGATTTCGTACATATTGCCCCAGGTGTCAATCTGTGTGGCAATGTCAAGGTTGGAGATCGTACCATTATTGGGGTGGGGAGCTGTGCTCGTCCCAAGATAAGTATCGGAAGTGATACCGTGATTGGTGCCGGCTCCGTGATTATCAGCGACATACCTTCCGGCGTGGTTGCATACGGCAACCCGTGCAAAATCATCAAGGAGATTTCGTAATGAAGCTTGCGTGGACTTTGCTCTGTCGAGGACGAACCGACGAGTTCATCTACTCTATCCGAACCCATGCGCCGTTTGTGGATCGTAGTATCATCATTCTGCATGGAGACGATGTAGAGAACAAGGACAACAATGAATTTTTGGCTTCTCCCGAGTGCCAGAAGTGGGACTTGGATGTAGTCCGTACCAATATTCCCTATGATCCCAAGGCGTTACGAGACCTGTACATGGAACGTCTTGATGACTACATGACCAGTGTTGGGGAACAAGTTTGGTTTCTGATTACCGATTCAGACGAGTACCTGGAGCTACCGGCTCTGTACTCTTTGCGCTTCATTGCTGGGGAAGCTGAGAAGGCGGATGCGAACATTGTGGGCTTCAACTCCCATGATATTCAGACAACCCCCGATGGTCAGGTTCACGAGAACAAATCTGGCTACTGGAACCCCAACTTCAACAAGCACTACGTGGGAATGCGTTATACTCCGGGCACGCACATCGGCATCGCCCGTCCGCAACAGCCTCGTATGGCTCAATCTCCGCTACGATACTTCCACGTCAAGACCGTAGGAAGTCAGTGGCTTCGAGGTTGCCGAAACTATTGGACCACCGCCGAGGTAGCCCAGAATACAACCAATGATCCGGTCTGGCAGCAATTCAAATCCCTGTGTGCTCAGCACGGATTTGCTACTTTTGACCAGATTGCTGAGGCTATGTATAACGGTACAATGCCTGAGGAACTTACGCAGTGGTTCGTGTTCAATAGGAACAGTGAGAACTCCGAGGCCCGGTCCTGGTTCGTTACTTACTACGTCCTATTACACCCCGATATGAACTATGGTTGTGCAGGCAATCGAGACTTCACATACGAGCGAAATCGCAAGCCGTGCGCCCGCGACAGCATCACCTTCTAGGAGACTAATCAATGGCATCCTTTGACTTCAGTCAGTTTCGTAACAGTGCAGTGCTGACTAATCCCGCGCCAGTTCAACAGGCAGAGGAGCTACCGTCCAGCGAACGCTGGGATGATGACTCGATCACCTATGTTACGGTTACACAGGATCGAATCTTCAACAACAAGCGCAACTTTCCGGTCGTTCTTCCTTACGTGGATCGGGCTGTAGTTGTGGATGGTTTCAGCAAGGATGGTTCCGCTGACTATCTTCGTTCCCTGGGTCCCAAGGTTCAGGTTTTCCAGCGCGAATGGGATGATAGTTTTGCCAATCAATACAACGAATACCTGCGACACCTCAAGGGTGGGTGGGTACTGTTGATGGATGATGACGAATTACCGTCAGAGAGCATGCTCCGCACCCTGCGTGATATCGTCAAGCATTCCGAAAAGGGCACCAAGTTTGATACGGTGGAGTATCGTTCCAATGACATCACCTACCACGAGGGAGACTGGGCTAATCGCGTAGACAACGGTCCCTGTGAGTACTACCGACAGGTGTTCTACAAGTGGAATCCAAACCTACGCTACTCTGTCCATCTGCACCAGGCTTTGGTTGGCCTGCGCGGGCCCGTGGCACGTACCAAAGAGCACTATTACCATATCAAGAGTACCAAAGACGAATTGCGCAACGCTTGCCGCAACTACTTCATCTCGGGAGAATGGCCTTCGCACCCAGTTGAGGAAGGTATCAAGACCCCGGAATGGTCTGAGTTGAAGCAACTTCTCTCCGAGAAGCATCCGGAAGTCAAGGTCTTCAGCCATCTGAATGGACTCTTGGTTTCCAAGCAGGTTGCCCCGGAAGTCGTACAATGGGCGTTCAAGTATCGTACTCACAATCAGGGCGTCGAAGGCGAGTCCGCGGGTGAACTTCGGGCGTATGCCCGGTATATGGACATGTTAGGCTACACGAGCTAATGCGCTACCTCGTAACTGGTGGCGGCGGATTCCTGGGAAGCGAACTAGTCGCCGAGCTAATCAAAGGCAAGAAGAACGAAGTCTACGTCTTTGACAATGCAATGTATGGTGCGATTAGTCGTCCTCCCCCCGCCGTAAAAAGCCACATTGTGGGCAACATCAAGGACTTCTACGCTATTTCAAAGGCAGTAGAGGTTGCTAAACCTGATGTGATTTTCCATCTGGCAGCATTCATCACTCGCCCTGAGACAGTGGGAGAGTTCCGGATGTGTGCGGAGGTAAATCACCTGGGCACGGCCCATCTGCTGGAGTCTTGTTTACGAGGCAAGGGTAAGCCCAAGCAGATTATCTTTGCTTCTTCGGAAGCAGTGCGTAATCCCACATCCCACTACGGAATTTCTAAGCGAGCGGCCGAAAGCTTACTTGCTTCGGTATGTCCTGTTACGGGCATCAAACTGGGCATCCTACGTTTCTCTGAAATCTATGGAGTCAGTAAGGTGCAAAGCTCCAAGTCGTTAGTCAACTTCTTGGTAGACAACATGGTAGTCAATAAGTCAGTAGCAATCTTTGACGCCAACAAGAAGAAGGATTACGTTCACATCTCTGATGCGGTACGGGCCTGCAAAGCCGCCATCAAAGTAGCAGATCCATTCTTTCGAGTGGACATTGGCCCAGGCGAACCAGTCGTTACCAAGGATTTGGTAGATAAGCTCCGCACTTTGATTGAGTTCAAAGGGGAGATCAAGTACTTAGAGCACGGGGCTGTACGAATAGTAGATTCTATAGCCGACCCTTTACCCGCCAAACAACTATTAGGCTTTGAATGCACAGCCGATTTCGACGCCGAGTTGAAGGCGCTGATCAAGAAAAGAAAGAAGGATCTTTCGTGAAGGAAAAGGTAGAGTACGTCTACATTGACACTGATCACGAGGCTCAACGCGCAGTAGATTATCTCAAGACTCAAGATCGTTTGGGCTACGATACAGAGACTACCGGCTTGAATCTCATTGGCGGTTTCTCCAGGCTTCTGCTTATGCAGTTGGGGACCGAAGAAGTAACCTATCTGTTCGATGCTCGCCGAATAGATACTCAGATTCTACGAGAGGTTCTGGAATCAGAAACCATTCTCAAGATCCTCCACAACGCTAAGTTTGACTATCAGTCTACCAAGCTCGACACAGGTATTGTTCTCAAGAATGTGTTCGATACGATGCTGGCCTATCGTCTACTCACCTCCGGTTTGATAGAGGATGGTAGGGGCGGGTTTGTTGTAGCGGGATTTCGAGACAAGAACAAGAAGCAGTGGCCCTATAAGCCATTGAAGTTCCTGACTCAAAAGTATCTGGGGATTACCCTGGATAAGGCACAGCGAGAAACGTTTGCGACTCACCAATACAATCGAGAGTTCAGTGTTGATCAGCTTCGCTACGCCGCGCAAGACATCATTGTGCTTCAGCCCCTCTGTGATCTGTTAGGACAGGAGTTGTTGGAAGCCGATCTGATTGATACCGCATTGCTGGAGTTCCAATTCGTTCGCCCCGCAGCTGAAATGGAGATGAACGGAGTTACTATCAATCGGGACAAGTGGCGCGCGATTATCAAGGAGGCCCAGAAGCAGGCGGACAGCATTGCCAAAACGATGGCTGACATCCTGGCCCCGCTCTCTGATCAGAACACCCTCTTTGGTGAGAGCTTTATCAACATCAAGAGCCCTGACCAGCTGTTGAGTGCGTTTCAGAAGCTGGGTTTTGATCTTGAGAACACGGACGAAAAGGCCCTCAAGAAAATTGAGCACCCTCTCGCCGAGTACATCTTGTCTCACCGAGCATACAGCAAGTTGATCTCCACCTACGGGGAACCCATCCTCAAGAAGATCAATCGCGCAACCCACCGACTCCACTTTACTTTGCATCAGTTGGGTGCGGATACGGGGCGACTGAGTTCCGAGAACCCGAACATCCAGAACATTCCACAGGACAAGGAAGATGCTGAAGTAAAGATCTCCTTCCGTGAGTGTTTCGAAGCTGCGGAGGGTTGCAAGATTCTGAACGCAGACTACAGCCAGTGCGAACTTCGCATCCTTGCTGAAGTAAGTCAGGATCGTCGGTTCTTGGAGATCTTCCGCAACGACCAGGACTTGCACATCATTACCTCCCAGCAGGTCTTTGGTTATACGGATGCTGAACTGGATGTCTTCAACAAGATAAAGAAGAAGGATCACCCGGATGTGAACCTGCACGACTTCTTCCTTGGAGAAGAGATTGCCACGTACAAGCGGGTGGGTGATTATCGAAACAAGACCAAGACTATCAACTTTGGTATCGCCTACGGGTTGAGTGCTTGGTCACTAGCTGAACGCTTCAAGATTCCGGACGCGGAAGCTGAGGAGATCTTGAACAACTACTTCAATACCTACTCAGGTATCAAGCGGTGGTTGGATAAGAACGCTCACGAAACCGTGATCAAGCGCTACGCAAAGACCATTTTAGGGCGCAAGAAGCATTTCCAGTTGGCGGACCCCTTCAATGAGGAGGAGTTCCGTCGTTCGAAGGGCGCTACCCGACGAATGGGAAACAACCACGTCATTCAGGGAACCAACGCTGACATTACCAAGGCGGCTTTGATTAGTCTCCAGGAAGCATACGATGCTATTCCCGGTGCCAAGATTCTTTTCACCGTGCATGACGAAATCGTATCCGAGTGCCCTGAGAGTATTGCTGAGCAGGTAGCTCAGGTCAAAGCCGAGGTAATGAAGGAAGCATTCCATCGCTTCATCAAAACAGTGCCAGTAGGCAAGAACGATAAGGTATCTGTAACAATCGCTAACCACTGGTCGAAGTAGTTCTCTCCCTGCTGGGAGTAGGAGGCTGCTTTGCGAATCGTAAAAGAAACCCTAGAAGAAGCTTTTACAGATTTGATCAGTATATCGGTGGCTGAAAGTCATCTTGAGATTAGCCCCACCACAGAAGCATATGTTGTTGCCGTAGTTACTGACCTGTCTTCTGGTGTCCACGAAATGGCCTCCAGGAGTGTGTATCTGAACGACTTACTACGCAAAGCCCTAGACTCCGACGGTTTAGTTCGCAGAGAGTATTTGCGGGTTACCGGCGATGTGGCTTTGTTTGTATCTGGTATCTTTCCAGATGTCTGCGAATCTCGCAGAACCGCTTTTCAGATAGGGGACTACATAGACATAGGGCAGACGGCGTATAGCCACATTCCTGCTGATGTCTTCTCGGAACTGGCGCACAAGTTTCCCCAAGTAGTAGATGTTTTGAATTCTGTGAGTGTTAGAATCGATCTAACCTCTAAAGATCTAGCAAGATACATTAGACGGAGGAGAGCAATCGATGCCCGAATTACCCGAAGGTAGTATTTGTAAGTTTGGGGAGCGCGAGTTTCATTTTTCGCTGGCAGCTACCGCATTGGAATTGATGAAGGGGCTGCGCGGAGTCACTAGTTTAGAGCCTTACGATGGTATGCTATTTGATTTTGGTTGCAATTTCAGTCCAATCATGACCCCCAGTGGTTTACGTTTTCCGATAGATGTGGCTTTCATTACAAGCCAGGGTAAGGTGGTTGAAATCCATAGGTTAGATCCGGAAGATGGCTTTACCAGATCTACCACACGTCGAGACATTCAATTCGCATTGGAAGTTCCGGTAGGATTTTTTGATACGAACGACATCAAGATCGGCGACACGCTAGAATTCTAATCCCATGTCCCTATAGGAGCACGGCAAGTGGCTAACTATGTCCCTGAAACGTATTTTCTGAACCCCGCCCATGAGTCCATCGCACGTTCCAGGTATTATTTGAAGGATGCGACCGGTGCATTGGTAGAGAAGAATATCTTCGAAGCCTTCCATCGGGTGAATGACTACATCTACCAGAATGATCCAGATCACAAAGAGCTGGCTCAAAGACTATGCGAAGAGAAGAAGATCATGTACGCAGGTCGTCCCTTGGCACAAGCGGGCACCGGCATCAAGAACATGTTCAACTGCTTCGTATTGGGCATTGAAGATAACCGTGAGGCTATTTCTGAATGCCAGCGAATTCATTTCCACATTCAAGCCCATGGCGGTGGTACGGGAATCAACTTCTCGAAGCTACGCCCAAGTGGTGCCTGGTGTAAAGGAGCCAATGCCAGATCCAGTGGTCCGGAAGGCTTCATTACGGCAATGGGATACTTATCTTCCAACATTCAACAGGGTGGTAACCGCAGCGGTGCCAACATGGGCATCTTGGAAGATTGGCATCCTGGCTTGCTCAAGTTCATTACCAAGAAATCCCGAGGCAATTGGGAGAATGTCCGTAAGTTTGCGATAGTTACTGACGAGAACCGCTTCAAGCAGTGGCAATGGATGAATCCCTATCCCTGGCAGACCTTCAATGTATCTGTGGCATTGTCTGACGAGTTTATGCGACAGGTCAAGCGGCAAGTAAAGAAGCCGTGGGTACTGCATTGGAAGGAAGAGCCCTGGCATCTATGGGACTTTGAGGTTACACTCCGAGATCATACCGCTAACGGCGATGTGATTGAGCTAAAGCTCCCCATCACGGTGTGCGCACCTGACGAGGAAGTGGCTCGACATGAAGCTATGAATGAAGTGCCGTTCCGAAACACGGACTCGCTCGCTCTCAAGAATGGTCCGTACGACATCACAGCCCACGATTGGTTCCGACGTATTTGTACCAACGCCTGGGAAGATGGCTGTCCGGGTATCTTCTTCATTGATCGCGCCCGAGAATTTCACAATGGTGAATACTTCAATCCTCTCGACGCTACCAACCCTTGCGCAGAGCAGGTCTTACCGCAATGGTCGGTCTGCTGTCTATCCAGCGTAGTCCTCCCTGAGTTTGTCAAGGGCGACGACATGGATTGGGATGGCCTCAAGGAAGCTGTCTACGCATTGGTGCGAAGCCTGAATTGGATCACTATGCTCAACCATACAGATGTGCCTCAGATTGATGAGAACACCAAGAAGGAACGACGCATAGGACTTGGGACGATTGGCATGCATGAGGCCCTGATTCGACTTTCTTTGGCCGGGGAACGAGAGTACCTCTACAGCCAAGATTCCGGCCGCGCTATGGCCAAGAAGATCCTGAAGTTCATCAAGCATACGGCATATGAAGCGTCCATTGAACTGGCTGCTGAGATTGGCCCCTTCCCGGCCTATGAGTACGAAGGGTTTGTTCAAAGCAAGTTCATTCAACAGCTGCTCAAGGAACGCCCGGACTTCGAAGAGAAGCTCCGCACCCAGGGTATTGCCAATGTCACTATCTTGACCCAGGCCCCTACGGGAACCACGGGCACCATTACCGGCTATTCCTCGGGTTGCGAACCCTACTTTGCTATGGCTTACCAGCGGAACTCCAACGTGGGTACCATCATGGATGGCTGCCCCTCTTTCCACCTTTGGCTAAAAGAGAAAGAGATCGACTACGCTGACTACGGATTCAGCTTGAAGGAACTCCGCAAGCACAAGCGAGTACCAAAGTTCTTCGAGGAAGCGCAGGATGTTTCTTGGCAAGACCACCTTGCGATGCAGGCGACGTTTGCAGAGCAGGTGGACTCCTCGGTCAGCAAGACCATCAATCTCCCGTCTAATGCGACTGTAGACGATATCATGGGTGCTTACGTGGGTGCCTACGATATGAACATCAAGTCTACAGCCGTGTACCGGGATGGTTCTAAGACCCAGATCTTGGAGACCCTCAAGAATTATGCCAAAAATAGCGACGCTCGGCCCCAGACCATTGTAACCATCCAGGCCCCTAAACGCCCAGACGATCTCAAATGCCACATCCATGCCGTCAGCGTCAAGGGAGACAAGTGGAAGGTATTGGTAGGCATCCTCCACGGGAAGCCCTACGAGATCTTCTGCTTCCCGGAAGAACAGATCTCCATTCCGTCCACCAAGACGGAAGGGTTCCTCCAGAAGAACGGGCATGGTCGTTACAATCTGATTATCGGTACGGGTGAAGATGCTTGGGCTATCAAGAACGTAGCCCAGTTGCTTTTGAGTGACGAGCACCGCATGATTACCCGACTGCTCTCGGCCAGTCTTCGACACGGGGCTCCTCTCAGCGCAATTTTGGCCCAGCTTTCCAAGTGCGATGGTGATGTAACCACGTTTAGTAAGGCACTCCTCCGGGTACTCAAGAAGTACATTACCGACGAGGAGTATCTGGAAGCCTCCAGATGTAAATCCTGCAGCTCCAAGCAACTTGTCATGGAACAGGGCTGTCTCCAATGTAAGGATTGTGGCTACAGCGGCTGCGACTAATAGGAGGATTGTAAATGGCCATAGCTATCCTCCAGACTTCTACCGCGGAGGTCACTACCAATGATCTTACCGCCCAAGTATCTCTATCTGTTCATCCGTCCGCTAACTATGCTGTCTTCTTTGTCGGAGTTTCTGCCCCAATTGATGCCACCGAAAGAGGCATTACTGGTATCCTTCATCGCTACAATGGTCATATCGTTTCCGTCATGAAGGAAACGAACCTATTGATGGAGCAGAATAATCGCAAGTTCCGTATGCAGATGGCAAGAAAGAGCATACCCGCCAGCGGCACCAATACTTACGAAGTGACCTTCAACTATACCGGACCCAAGACCCTATTGGTAGTAGCCTTGTCCTATAGTGGGGTGGACATAAGCGGACCGCACTTTGGTTTGCACCCAGTCGAGGGTGAAACTAATCAAGAGAATCCCGCAGGGGTAGGTTTTCAGCAGGCGTTCTTTACTACCGTAAGCGGTCTATTTGTAGATGGGGTTTTGTATCGGGAACACATGCCGGGCGGGGCCCCAATGGCCAGCGGTGGCCAAACGGTGCCCACTGTGAGCGGCATTTTTACCGTAGAGGAGCAGGATTGGGGTATTGTCTGTTCTCAGAGTGGTATTGCCGTCACCGGCACTCAGACTGAAATGGGTTGGTTCGGATTTACCAATCGACACATTCAGATGGCCGGTGTGGTAGTTGTGAGCTAAAGAAAGGGGAAAAAACTCGGGGAGTGAAGGAAGGTGACTGCCTATGGCAGCACGTCTTTCTCCCACTGTCAAGTGTGAGATCTGTTTCAGCAGGTTCAAGTCCTTAGCCGGACATTTACGTAAGCACGGCTATAAAGCCAAGCAGTACAAATCAGAGTTCAACGCGCCTGTACTCTCGCCTCTGACGAGAAAGCGTTTACAGGTAGCTCGCTTGAGGTTTATCCTCAGACAGAAGGGTGTGGTTAGCGGGCAGACCTCGAAGGGTCTGAAGATTTCCATCGCTAACCAGGGACGTAGGCACACCCCCGATGCTATTGAGAAGATTAGACGAGCCAGAATTGGCTCTACGCTTTCCGAAGGGCATAAACTGGCTATCAGCGCTGGTTTGTTAGGACACGATGTGAGCGACGAGACTCGCCGCAAGCTGAGTGAGGTTGTGTTTACCGACGAACGCCGCCGGAAGATTTCCGAATCGCAGTCTGCTGAAAAAGGCAATGCGTGGAAAGGGGGCGTATCCCGTCATTTGTATTTCGGGAAAGGCAAGCACCGCTTGAAGAAGATCTTCGGAGACCCCCTGCGCTGCTTCTTCCCTGAATGTGATGTAGTCGAAGGTGAAAATGTACGGGCGGTAGACTGCCACCACCTTGACGGCAACCACGAGAACAACCCGCTGGATGGAGCCAATTGGCTGCCCCTCTGTCGGAAGCATCACATGCTGGCCGATGGACGTTTGGCTAATGCGACCGTAGAAGAAGTCCGCCAGGCCCGTAAGGATGCCCTGGGTGCCCATCGCAACCACATGCGAAAGCACTACGTAGGTGAAATCAAGACGTACCACGAGTAGTGGTACTTGACATTTAGTCGTCTTCCCCTTATCATTTGAACGTATAAGGAGATCCGATGACACCTACCGTATCAATCCATAGTAGTCCGTGCCCCGATCCCGGCTGTTTAGACGGGAAGATTCTGGTTTACAATGCCTACAGCGCTGAACCTCTGAAGCCAGAGGTGCAGACCTGTGACATTTGCAATGGTACTGGTTATCTGGTGCATGAAAGCACCCCCCAAAACTAAAGGAATCCATCGATGAGCTACCCTTTACCCGTAGTGATCGAGAAGGACGGTAGTAACGAGAAAGCATACGATCTGTATTCTCGTCTATTGAAAGACCGAATCATTTTCGTTGGCACCC